GACCATCGGATACATGACGGTCTTGTAGAACTCATCCAGCATCGTTTGGGTATTGTTGTATTTTTGGTTGTCGATGCCCAGCATAGCAGGGGGAACACCAAACAGACCGCAAATACGCTTCATGGTTTGCAGTTTGAGAGCAGCGGCTTCTGCATCTTGCAGAGTCAGCATATCAATGGGGGTGTACTTCATGCCTTGGTCAAGCAGCATGCCCTGACCAGCCTTAGACGGGTCACTATTACGAGCACCCGTCATGGCATTCCATGTCTCCTTGATGCGGGATGCTACTTCTTTGAACTTGGCATCTGGGATGACTTGCTCAGTAGTGAACATACCCGAGGGCTTTGCTCCGTTCTGCATGATGAAGTTGGCGTAGACATCGATGTCGGAATCGAGGGCAACCAACTCTGTAGCAAGAATGCCTTTGTTGAAGCCTGACGAGCCTTGCCAAGCGGCTTCTTTGAGGTGCATGACTTGGTGGTAGTCGAGAGGCTCATCTTTCGAAAATCCGTAGGATGGGGTGGACAGCCGATACTGGGGATAACGAGTAGGGGTTAACACTACCGTAATCAGGGTAGAGTCAAGGTTATACATCTCAATCGGTGTCTGGTTCGGGTCTTTCTGGTCTTTCCTCCACCAGAGGGTAAAAGACTCTCCCGCAATGTCTTGCCACATACACCACTGGTACCAGAACTCATACTGGTTCTGAAAGTTGTTCGGGTTTTGCAGCAGGTTCAGCACTTGCTTGGCTTTTGCCTTGTCCCGTGCCCCGACACTCTCATCCCGAATGGCATCCACAAAAGTGCCATCTTCTTGCTTGGACATGATGCTTAGAGAACACTGCGACAATGCCCTTGCTTTAGCCCCTACGCAAGCCATGACTGTGCTGTTACGGGTAAGTGCAGAAATGTCCAGCACCCGCCCTGCAACCGTTGTGCTTGAGGTTGTGACGTATAGCAACTGCTGGGCTGTCTGCCCTTTATTGGCGGTTCCATAGATGACTTGGTTACCTAATTGGAGTTGACCAAGCACCGTGTTTGACTCATTTTGAGCCACACTTTTCCGCTTAAAAATGTCCAGAATCGCCATGTTTTACCCCACTTTTTTGATGATTCTACTCAGAAACTGCGGAAACCGAAAGAAGAATTTACAAAAGGATTGTCCAGAGAACAGTGCATTGCGATAATCAATGCAATGATTCCGTCAACTTTTGCGGCTTTGTCGGCTTCATTCTTTCTGACTTTAATGTTTCCATTGACGTCTGTAAAGACCTCGCAGTTGCCTAACTGCCAGCCAACGAAAGGATTGCCGTCATGACGAATTTGCTTATTCAAAACCAATTTCTCAACGAATTTGGATGGGTTGTTGAGAACCGCCATACCCTGTCCCACCTTCTTAACTGGCACCCCTGCCTCATATAGACGGGCAACCAGTGAGGCAGCGTTATAGGCATCGTAGCCCACTTCCTTTACATGATACTTATCGCACTCCCCTCGGATGTACTCGAAAATCTCACGGTCATCCATGACGTTGCCCTCAGTCAGTTTGAGGACACCCGAACTTATAGCGGCTCGGAAAATGTCGAGGTAGTGCTTGGGGATGAGGTCAAGGCTTTCTTCAGGCAGGAAGAACTTGAAGTCAGTCTCGTAGTCATTTTCCCCATACCTACGCAGGGTGCAGACAGCGTTCAGGTCACGGGTGGCAGCAAGGTCAAAGCCAATAAAGACGGCTTCGGGGTCAGGCTTGGATTCCTTACGAATACTGGCAGGGTCATCCCAGTAGGCTCGGTCAATCCAAGCAGCATTGGCAGAGACATAGAGGTTAAGAGTCTTACAGAGGAATTCGTTAAGAGCCGCAGGTTTGTGCCTTGCCTCCTCTGCTCTCATGTAGATGGCATCTTCGAATACCGATATGCCGTGCATCGGATTAACTTTGCTCCAAGTTGACGGCTCCCGCCAATCGTCAGCAGGGTCAGGGCGGTAAAGCAACCCAAACCATCGGGGGTTATCTTTGGCATCCCCGTTTAGCATGGCTTCGTACATTGCCATGTCTTCATAGAACTTGGTGTCCTTGGTAAATGATGCGGTGGTGATGTAGATGCGAAGCGGGTTCTGTCGGGCAACCATGCCTGAGTGCAGAACCTCAATAGAGTTGCGGTCAATGATTTGAGCCGCCTCATCCACAATGACGCAGGAAGGGTTCTTGCCGTCACCTGTCTTTTTGGTATCACGGGACAAGGCTTTGAACATGGATTGCGTATCCCCTGCCTTGGTAATTTGATACTTAGACAAAGCAAAGTGCCCTGCCATTGCCGAGGGCATGGTTTCGATAAACCCTTTGGCAGCATCAAAAACAATGGTGGCTTGCTCACGGTTAGTTGCCAAGGTAAACACCTCAGCCCCTGCCTCCCCGAACACCAACTCATAGAGGGCTATTACTGCCGTCAGGGTTGACTTACCAGCCTTGCGTGGGATGAACAGTATTACGTCAGTCACCATGCGTTTAGAGGCATCCCGCTTTGAGCGAAAGCCGTATACCGCACAGATAAAGAATATCTGGAAGGGCTCCAGTATTACGGGGTCACCAGCCTGTGGTCCTTTGGTGTGCCGCAGGTTGTCGGCAAAGTCCAGTACATGCTGGGGGTAGTCAGGGTCAAACACCCACTCCCATTCTTGGTTCTCATACTGGTTGATAAACCTCTGGCAAGCCAGCCGAATATCTCGGTTGACGTTGATTTCGCCCTTTGCCACATCGATGGCATAACGGACACCCGTTTGCCAATCCATGGTTAGCCTTTCGGTCCACGCATCAATTTAGACAGCGGGGTGTCTTCTTCCATTTTCCCTGCCGACAAGCGGCTGCGGGGAGTCAGCCCGAGTTCATTCATAAGTTGGATGATTAGCGTGGTGGTCTTGTTCCGAATGGAGATGAGCGGATTCGGTCCCGGTGTGGAGCCGTTGTTGTAGTTGATGATGAGCGTGTTCTTGCGGATGCTTCTTGTGCAGTGCACGTAGGTGTCAATGTGGTCAGCAAGAATGGACAGCACATGCTTGTCTTGGTCATTGCCAATGCCATACACTTCGAACAGGAAAGCAGAAGTTTCCTCAATGAATTTTTCTTTATCCCAAGCGTCAGGGTTGTCCATCCATTCGGCTTTGGGAATGCGCCGCCTAATACTTTGCGGCAGCAAGACAGCCTTCTCTCCCCTTGGAGTTGTCCCGTCAATCAAATGAAGTTCTGGCGGTTTTTTATTCATGTCGGAATTTTTTGGGCACAAGCCCCCGAAATTTTGTAATAGATTGAGGATAACTATTATACCCCCCCTGTGTCAACTTACTTTGTGGGGAATTGGGTACCCGGCTTGGTCTTCTCGGACCCGTATCTTTTTAAGTTTCAAAAAAAAATGTCCCGCAAAGGGGACAAATCTAAGGGTTATCCACACCTACCAGCCGCTCATAGTCAACCAACCGATAGGTCATGGCTATCTCATTGGCATAGTGAGTGATGATGCCCTTGCGCTCCTGCTGTGTCTTATGGCTGTGGCAGTCATGGCATAGGCTCTGGAACAGGTTGCGGTAGAAGGCTTGCCCCCCTAGTTGCCTCCAAGGGAACACATGGTCAACCTCATTAGCCCCAGTAATGATGCCCCTAGTCAGGCAGCATTGGCATAGGGGCTGGAGTGATAGTTGTCTAGCCCTGTGCTTCCTCCATTGGGCTGTGAGATAAAAAGCATGGGCTTTGTCCCTTTCTTCATTGCGGTAGAAGGGTTGGGTGTCCCTGCCGCCATGCTCTAAGCAATTGCTGGATAGTTTGCTTCTTGGATTCTTACAGCCTAGTTGAGAACACTTGGCATTGGTTGGGACAGTTGGCATCTATGTGGAAGTTAGCCATGTTATCGGCTGGCAATAAGATGGCTAATATGGCTAACCTTATGAGAGGAAGCGCAACTTATAGATGGTGCTGTTGACCAGTGTCTGGATAGTGTCTATCTCATTCTGAATCTCACTATCCTGTGGTAGGTCAGGGCGGGTGTCCTGAATGTACTCACTAACGGCAATCATGTATTCCAGAGGACTATCAGAGTAGGTGCCTTCTGTATCCTCATACTCAATCAGCCGTCCATACTTACCTTGGAAGGATTCAGCCAGCCCATCGGCAAGGTCATCCAGTTCCTCATAGAAGGTAGCAAGAGCCATGTGTGCCGCATAGGAGCGGGTTCTCAGGTGCAGGATATGGGTCACCTTTACGCAATGTAATAGGTGGCAAATAAATTCACTCATCTTTTCCATGGTCATCTCACTCCAATAAATTTGTGCGTTTGAATACTTACCTTCCAATTATGCTCCGTTGCTGTCTTAACGCATAGGGCAGTTGCTTTGGGGCTTTGGGACAAGGGTTGCAGCCACAGGACACAATCATCCCGCATCCACTTCATTACCTGTTCGGCAATCTTGTGGTAGTCACCCTCTTTGCCCATTGGAAACTTGACTTCATTGGCTCGGTCATAGGCTTCTTTTAGCACCTCTAATCCTCCCGGCATATCAATCTTGGGGCTTAGAGTAACCCAGCATCGGTCATCTGCACGGATTGGGAATGTGCCTGAGGTTTCAATCTGGCAAGTCCTGCCGCTATCGCAAATGGCTTTAGTATGGGCTTCTAGGTTATAGATGCAAGGCTCCCCACCCGTCAGCACAATATGTCTTGCTTGGAATTGGTCAAGGCATTCCATCAGGTCTTCCACTGTGAACTTGGCAAAGGTAGGGGCATCCTCTTGCTTCAAGAACATGATGGTGGGCGGGATTTGTTTGTCCAGTTCCACATCCCAAGTGTGCTTGGTATCACACCATGGACAGCCTACCGGACAGCCTTGAAGCCGCACAAAGACAGCAGGGGTGCCAGTGTAAGTGGCTTCCCCTTGGATGGTTTCAAAGATTTCGTTGACGTAAACAGTATTGCTCATAATCTTCCAATGCCTTGTCTTTGTTTTCCCAAGGAAACACTATCCAATCCTCAGTAAAAGTGTCTACTGCGTTGATGCCGATGGAACTGAGAGTTTCCCGTCTGAGTAGCACATGAACGGGAGCGTTTCCGTACCTGATTTTGTATTGAAGGTGGGTGCGCCCTGAGTCAGCAATATCATCGATGAACACGCTTTTCTTTGTTGGTCGGTCAAGTATGGGAATGCCGAACTTGTGGCTAAGAGCCAAAGCATAAGCAAGACCACCCCGAGGGATAGGCACCAAACCATCGCAAATGGGTCTTTGACTTCTGTTGACTGCGTCATCAAAATCCTCCCATGTGTAATATCGTAGTTTCATAGAGCATAACTTGCTGAACACTTACGGGTTTCATCCACAATGCACTCAACTAGCGTTACCCCTGTGTCTTTCAGCAGTTGAGGACCGATTACCTCTACAAGATGGATAGCAATGTTCTCTGCCGTTGGGTTGAACGGAACAGTAACAACCGTTGGGTCAATGGCTTTAAGAGCCGATGCTAGAGGGTCAAGCTCATACACCAAGAAATGGTGGTCCCAGTTATCTTCCAGCCACATACAGAGGGTGGATTTGATGACTGAGAAATCAATTACCCTGCCAATCTGGTCAAGGGTAGGGGCTTCACAATGGAAGTGGACACGGTAATTGTGTCCATGCAGATGCTGGCATTTGGACTCATGGTTGGTAACCCTGTGTCCGACAGAAATGTCATGGTAACGGATGGCTTTAACGGTCATTGATTAAACGGAAGAACTCCGCCCTCGCTTCTGGTTCGTCACGGAAACAACCACGCATGACTGACGAGGTCATCTTGGTATTGGATTCACGCACACCCCGCCAAGTCATGCAGTTGTGAGTTGCCTCTATTACAACCGCCAATCCCTTTGGTTGGATGAGTTCTTCGATAATGTCTGCCAGTTGGACAGTTGCTTCTTCTTGGATTTGGGGTCTAGCCATGACCCAATTCGTAAGGCGCACAAACTTGCTAATTCCAATGACACGGTCAGAAGGCAATATACCAATCCAAGCACGCCCAGTAATAGGAACAAGATGGTGACTACAAGCAGACCGAACAGTAATTGGACCAAGTGTATAAATTTGGTCGAGATGCTTAACATTGGTGAAATCAGTGACTTTCGGGGGTTCCGTATATCGTCCATGGAATACCTCTTTGAGATACATCTTTGCGACCCGTTTGGCAGTCTCTTTTGTGTTGTGGTCATTCTCCGTGTCGATGATGAGAGTTTCCAGCAACGCCTGAACTGCCTCGGCAACCTCATCCTGCAAGCGGTCAACCTCTCCCGGCATGATGAATTCGGCAATATTGTCGTTGGCATGGAATGAGACCCCTGCTTCCCGAATCCTGTTCTTAATTGCTTCCGTTGTCTTCATTTCGAAGTTCCTCATAGTTGGGGGTGTCTGGCAATGCCATCAGCCCTTCTTTCCAAGCCCGAACCACAAGTGGGTCAGGAGTATTTGCTTCCAAGAAACCTTGCGCCCTTAGAACACTGGCATGGTCTTTGCCGACAGGTGGGTATTGCCCATCGTATGCAGTATGTGATTGAGCAAGAGCCTCCATGCAACCATCCAATGTCTTGGCAAGGGCAATGGATTCAGCCTTGCTCATGTTCATTAGTGGGGCATGAATCTTGAACTGCTCAATACCAAGTGCACAGTTGATGGTTTCTTCCTGTGAACTAATAAACACCTGACGGCAATCAGGGTAGTTGGCATTGTCTTGCTGGCAGACCCCCGTCACCAAGTCAAAGCAATCTTTCTCTAGGGCATAGTTTGCCGCCACAGTCAGAAAGAAAGCATTACGCATGGGGACAAAAGTTACCTCTACACGGTCACCAATGATTTTGTCCATGGTTTGGAAGTCATCATATTGCTCCAGTGTTTCCCCATGACTTACCAGTGGGCTTCGGCTTCGCAATACTTTGGGGATGCTCACAAACTCATGGCTTGCAAGCCCTGCCATCTTGCCAATGCGGTGAGCGGCTTTGACCTCAATCTCATGCTTCTGCCCATAGTTAAAGGTGATGGCATGAACCTCTTGGAAATGCTTTTTTGCCCAGTAAAGGCAAGTGGTGGAATCTTGCCCACCAGACAGCACCACCATGACCTTGCCAGATGGGGCTACAGGTTCCGCAAACTTGTCTTTGCTCATGGCTCTTTTTGCTTTCATTTTTCTAGCCTCACTGTTGGGTTAATGGAGATACCTCCACGGGGCATAAAGTCACCTCTTACTTCAATCCAGTGTGGTTGCATTAGATTAAAGAGGTCACGGGCAATTATGTTGATGCAATCTTCATGGAAAGAGCCATGCTGACGGAATCCAAATAGATACAACTTCAAGGCTTTACTCTCAACTAGCCGTTGGTCAGGGCAATAACGGATAGTGATGTTGGCAAAGTCAGGCTGTCCTGTCTTTGGGCAGATATGAGTGAACTCAGGGCATTCCATCTCTACCTCATATTTGTTGGCAGGGAATTGGTTTTGGAATGACTCAAGAATGGCGGGGTTGTAGGTATCCCCGTATTCAGTTCCAGCAGAACCCAGCAGGGTAAGGTCTTTGGTATCGCTCATCGCATTTCCTTTCGAGTGGTAAGAAGATTCATTGCGTCATAGACATTTTGCACCTGTGGTTCACCGCACAATGCCAAATAGATTCTGGTGCCAAGGTTCTTTTCGACATCTATAGCCCTGCGAACATGGCTAGTAACGGTCATAAACGCTGCGAGACCACGGGAACTGCCACCTCGTAAGGGGCTAGCCCCACCCTCCCAAGAATCTTGCTTGGCGAGTAGCGCAATCTCTTTCATGGTGAACCCAGCAGAGGTCAATGAATTGATGACGGCAGGAGGCGGTGGCTTCCGCAACTCTTTGCGGTTGATGCCTTTGAGCAATGCCCCGCCGACATAGTATTGGAGTGTGCCAAACCGCTGTCCGTTGTAGAGGGTGCTGCTGTCCACTGACTTGGGGCGGTAGTGTTTGATGAACGGCACATTGACGAACCCGAGCCAATGAGCATCCCTGTCTTTGTTGACCTCACAAAACCACTTCACATAGTTGCGGTTCTCACCGCCAATGACGATGCCACCGAACATGATGTAGTCAGTGTGAGAATAGAATTCCTCAAGCCGCTCCAAAGAGTCACCACGGGTGAATACGGGCATGATGTTCTCAAAGCCAGCATCCAGCATTCGGTGGTAGTTTTCGTAAGTGCCTTCGGGGTTGCCAAAGACATCCAACTGGACGGCTTTGTACTCCCAATGACTCGGGATGGTCTTGAGAAACTTCATGTAGTCATCAAGACGAATCTCCCTGCCTGTATTCCAAGCAGTAAAAGCCCCTGAGTCCACAATCAATCGAAAAGTGCTAGGGTCTTTCTCCGACAGAAAGCGGTAGATACCCTGCGAGAAGTAGGGGAAGGCAACGAGGATGTTTAACTTAGTCGACTTCGACATCATGAAGCCCGAGGTCATCAATCAGGTTGGTAATCTTTTCACGGAGCATCTCATACTCCTCCTGACCACACTTGATGATGATTTTTTCTTTCGCTGCTGAATCCACAGGGTCAATGCCGTCCATCTTTTCAATGTCTGACTGCCAGCCGTTGAATAAGATATTGAGTTCCTCAGGAGTAAAGCCTGTCGCAATCTGGTCAATGTCGCTCATGTTCTGGAGTTCCAGTTTGAGCAATTCTTCATCCCAGCCTGAGTTGAGAGCAATCTTGTTATCGGCAATGATGTAAGCCTTGCGCTGGCTTTCAGTCAGGTGAGTGAGCCGTATGCACGGCACTTTATCCATGTCCAGCATACGGGCTGCAAGCACCCGACCATGCCCTGCAATGATGGTGTCTTGGTCATCAATCAAGACAGGGTTGTTGAACCCGAACTGTCTAATACTTCCCGCAATCTGAGCGACCTGTGTCTCGTTGTGAGTACGGGCGTTGTTGGCATAGGGAATGAGTTTGCTGGTGGCTATCTGCTCAATCTTCATTTCTGACCTCTAGGTAACGGTTGTCGGAGTAGGTGTAGAGCCACACCTTTTTGCGCTCTCTTGGAGCACTATTATCGACGGCTTCTCGAATCACATACCGCTGTCGCATGAAGTAGCACAGGGTGGATGAGATTTGCGGTGCTTTGAGGTCGGGCACCTGCTCCCGAATCTCACGCAGGGTGAGTGGGCGTTGTGCAGTGCGGAATACTTGACGTATCTTGGTGACTGCTTCTGACCTTAACGCAGACATAAAAAAAATCCCCCATCGGAGTAGATGGGGAGAGTATTACCGATAGACTATTATTCGTCAAGCCCCTCCAATAGTCCAAAAAAAAGCCCCGACAGAGCGGGGCTAATGGGACTATGACAGGTTAGGCAGCGAGTAAAAGCCCCAATGCGTCATTTTTGGCTTTGTCACCACGACCAAACCAAGCCGAATCCAGACGGGCATCATCTGAACGGGCAGGGGCATGGTGGTCAAAGTATTCGGTCACTGCATTGAGCATCCCCCATTTGGTATGACCAACCAGTTCGAAGCCTTTGGCTTGACCATCGAACAGGGACAGAATCTTCTGGTAGGACTTGTTCTTGGTCACATCGAAGTTCTCACCCTGAATCTGCGACATCGGGGTAATCAGGTCAGACAAGAACCGCTCTGCCGCTTTGGCATTAAGTTGCTGGGCTTGCAGCACTTTGGCTGACTCCATGAATGAGCCGAAAGAACTGACTGCCCCCATCAGGCGGGTCTGCATCTTCTCAGGGTCAAACTTGGACAGGTGGGTGAACGACACGATGTGGGACTTGTCCGACATTGCCATCTGGAGGGTGTTGTTGCAGACAACCCGCACAGAAGTGAATCGGGCGGTGGTTGCCAGTGTGCGGTCACAGGAGGTAGACAGGAGCAGGAAACCGCCCACACCGTCATCCTTGGCAACCTCACCAAAGCGACCTGTCTGAGCGATTGCCCACATACGGCGACCACCCATCAAAGTGCCAGCCACCTGAATCTTGAAGCCAGCGGTGTCTACCAGTGAGCGGAAAAATTCCAGCACTTCTTTGGGCTGGACGGGATGGTAGCGGTTGGTCACCACCGACAGGGGTGCTTTGGTGTCCGAGCGGTGCAGAACACGCTGACCATCGAAGGTGTGCAAATTCTGGTCATCGCCAGCACCAAAGAACTGGACAGGAGCGGATTCGATTGTCCAATCCATGCCAGCCTGAACTTGCCATTCTTCAATGGTTGCGTCAGGGTTGATTTCTTGACCAAGACCGTGCCAAGGTGTTTCGCCAACGAAGGCGATTTCTGCAAAGCCGTCAGTGCGGATAGTGAGTTCGTGAGCCATGATGTTTCCTTTTCGTGAGAGTTAAAAGTTGGGGGCATTGCCCCCGATTGGTTTAGTAGGTGTAGAAGCCAGTGATTGCACCGATGTAGCCACCTTGGCAGGTCTTGCGACTGAGCAGTTCGGTGTAGTCCATTGCGCCCACCCAGCGGTTCCATGCTTCGTTGTAGAACACAACATAGCGGGCAGGAACACCGTTGCGGTCAAAGTATTTGCCAGCCTTCTGAGCGGCGGCGGCTACGGCTTTCTCAGCGGCTTGCTGAGTGCCATAGTTCTTGCAAGGTTGCTTGTTGCTGGCACGGTATTCTTCGATGCGAGTGATGAGTGTGTCGATGATGTTCATTTTGGTTTCCTTTTCGTGTAGTAGCGAATGTGCTACGGGTCAATTATGGGTTCGTATTTGTAAGCAATACAACCCCCGTGTGCCATACCGACACACAGAGGTTCGTTACTTGCCGTGGTTGATTATGATGCACTCGTTGGCATGGCTGACTCCTTTGGAGTCAATGTATGACTCCCCGCACCCTGCCATCCATTCAATGAACATGACTGCCATCAAACCAGCAAACAACAGAGTGAGCACAGTGGCTGCAACTACCTCAAAAAACTTCTTCATGTTGACTCCTTTTCGTGTCGGGCAAAATTGCCACAGGTGTATTATGGGTTGGTATTTGGAACGAATACAACCCCGTGCCCAAAAAAAACCCTGAATTGCTCAGGGGTAAGCCCGAGGGAGTTCGGGCGGGCTACTGCAATGGGTGGGGCGGGAACCACGAAAAGGAGTAGCAGATTTTGGGGATGCTAGCCCCGCTCCCGCCCCGAAACACATTCTAGACCTAGAACGGGATGTCGTCATCCATCTCATCAAAAGAACCGCCCTGCGGCTGTTCTGCTGGCTTTTGACGGGGTTCTTTTGGCTTACCTTCACCCTTGCCCCCAAGCATTTGGAACTTGTCGGCAATGATTTTGGTCACATAGCGGTCTTGCCCGTCTTTCTGATACTTCTCAGTCTTGAGTTTGCCCTCGACATAGACCTGACTTCCTTTGGACAGGTACTCCCCTGCAATCTCAGCCAGCTTGCCAAAGGTGACGATGTTGACCCACTCAGTGACTTCTTTCTGTTCCCCTGACTTGTCCTTATACCGCTCAGTGATGGCAATGCTGAAGTTGGACACCGCCTTGCCGTCAGGCATGAAACGCATCTCAGGGTCTTTGCCAAGGTTGCCGATGCCGATGAATTTGTTGACTGCCATGATTACGCCTCCTCTCCGAACATTTCTTTGCCAACCTTGAAGCCCTCATCGTTCAGGGAGAAAAGCCAAGTTGGTTCTTCTTCACTGCGGCTGACCTTGACCAGCCCGAGTGCCACAGTACCCAGCATGGAGTCGACATACTTCTTGCACTGCCCACAATGCTCAATCCAGAGCGGAGCCACCTCCCAGAGCCGCTCACCTGACTTGTCGTGAATGGCTCGAATGAGGTGCTTGGCTTCATCCTCTGTCCAGCCACACTCGACCAGATACTTGATGCTTCCCTCGATGGGGTTTTCGTTTTCCATGATTACTCTCCTAGTTTGGTGATTAACGATTCGACCTCTGCCAAGAACTTGAGTGTCTCGGCTTCCATGTCTTTGATGATTTTCTCATCCCTGTGTGCCCTGACCACAAGTAGTTGGTTCCGCTTGGGTAGGCGAGGGTCAAAGGAAATGAAGTCACACCATGCCCGATTGGTCACCCACAACTGGCACTGGATTTGTTTGACATACTCAGGCGGCACTCTGTTCTCAAAGACATAGTTCAGGTGGGTAGTGGTGGCAGGGCACTTGACCTCTACTAGCCCACCATCACCGACAAGGCGGTCAGGGGACACACCCACCCACGGGATAACGGGGTGAAGCCAGAAGCCTGTTTTGTCGAGGAATGTCTCCTGTGCCACTTCGTATGCCATGCAAGCAAACTGCTCTTGCTCAATGCCCCATTCCATGAATGAGTTGGAGTAGGAGTCTTGAGAAGCACCCGTCATGCGCTCCGCAACCAGTTTGACTTTGTACTTGTAGCGGGTCTGACTCTCCTTGCCCTCTTTGCCCTTGCTCATAACGTCTGCCATGTTGCTGGCAGTCACATGACCAAGACGAATTTGCTTCCACAGGTCAGAGCCTTGCTCGACACTCTTGGTGTCTATGGTGGTCAGGTCAAGTAGCATTTTGTGTCGCCTCATGTGCTTGGTTGGTCAATTCAATTTTGCGGGTGTCTTTGGCAGACTCCAGCACCTTGAGTGCGTCAGCGTTGTTGCCAGCCGCCTTGACTGCCGCAATGTAGTCACGCTTGAGTGTGTCCATGTCCACGGCTTGCTGGATAGGCACAAGCAGGGCATCCAAATCCACAGGTTCTGGCGGGGCTTCTTCGGGCAGGTCTTCACCCGCATAGATGTAGAGTGCAAGACCGAACATGGCAAGGTTCTTCACCAAGCACCGCATGATGGTCTTATTGATGTCGAACATGGTGTACGCATCAACTGTCTTTTCCACTGACTGTTTGGTTTTCCAATCCCGCACCAAGTAGGTGTACGGCTTGCTCTGCATGGCTTTATTCTTGCCATCCATGACGGGAAGCCACATTTCATGCGTTTCACCGTTGGCAGTGACCTTAGTGAACACCATTGCCCCCGCTTCACTTTCAAAGTAGGGCAACCCGCTTGGGGCTTTGACCACTTCGTAGGTTGCATCGGGGCAGTGTTGCTTGAACTCATCCCATGCCCATGCCCACGATAAGTAGGTGAGTCCGTCTTTTTTCTCCACACGGTCATTGACGTTGAGTGACCGAAGTTTTGTAAATGAATTGCTCATGGTTATTTTCCTTTCGAGTGATTAAAAGTCGTCGTATTCTTCTTTGCCACCGCCAAGACCTGAGTTGTAGCGGTTTGCCGCTTCATCTTCTGCTTTGCGGTAGCAGTGTTCATACACAGCGTCATAGATGACTTTGCCAAGTGCCGCATGACCCACATTTGGGTCTTTTAAGGCTATGGCAAGTTTTTCCCTGACTCCGTACAGCGTAGCGTCATCAATGGCTTGCAAAAAAGTGTCGGGATTGGTGGGGTCAAATTCTTCTTCTTGAAGAACCTGCTCTACCAGAAACTCAATGGCATCATCCCGAGCGGCTTGCTCTTGGTATGGCTGTTCCAGCCAACGGTCATAGTCAGTCATGCTTTCTCCTTTTCGTGTACCTGCCACCATGGCAAGTCTGACTATTATAGGATAGACTATTACACATGCCAACCCTAGAACTTTCCCTTCCCTATCCCCCGTCAGTTAACACCTACTGGGGCTTTCATGGACACCGCCGATTCCTTACAGATAAGGCTGTTGACTTTAAGAATGCAGTGGCTCACTGGGTGAGCCTGTCAGGGCAAAAGTTTGGCAAGGCAAGGCTAGAGGTCACCATCATTACTCATGCCCCTGACCGCAGGGCACGGGACATCGACAATATCGTCAAGCCGACACTTGATGCCTTGGTGCAAGCAGGGCTGTTCGATGATGACTCCCAAGTTGACTTGCTGACCGTCAAGCGAGGGGCAGTCATCAAAGGTGGGAAAGCGGTGGTTTTTGTCGGGGTTGTGGAAGTGTAATAGTCTGTCCTACAATGATGGAGCATTGCCACGAAAAGGAGACTAGATGCACTATTTCCAGTTTGAAATTAAGGAGTGGGTGGCGAACACTGCCCACTTGAGTCTAGAGGAGGAAGCCGCTTACCTTCGGCTCATCTTCTTCTACTACGACTCAGAGCGACCCATCCCGCACGATGACCTGTCGATGGTGTTCCGCAAGTGCCGTGTGCCTGAGGAATTGGGCAAGGGCATCATGCTCGAGTTTTTCACCATGAATGGCAACCTTGGTGCATGGACTCACAAGAGGTGTGACTCGGAGATTGCCCGATACCATGCCAAGCATGAGCAAGCGTCACGGGCTGGCAAAGCATCCGCTCAAGCACGGTTCAACGCCCGTAGCACGGATGCTCAACCAATCATAAATCATAAATCATCAATCACTAATCAAGAATCAAAGAATACAAAGCCTCCGAAGGTCGGCACCCCTGACGGGGTTTCTGATTCTGTTTGGCAGGACTTCATGGCAGTGAGGCAAGCCAAGAAAGCCAAGATGACGGAGACCGCTCTTAAAGGATTGGTCAGGGAATCAAACAAGGCTGGTATTCCTTTGGAAGATGCAATTCGCATCTGCTGCGAGCGGGGTTGGGTTGGCTTCAAGGCAGATTGGATTGCTGAACACTTGAGGAATAAACCTGCGGCATATCAGGACAAGAATGTCGCTGCTGCCCGAGCAATCTTTGGAGACGAAAGGAGACTACCCGATGCAAGAACAATCGACATCGACCTCAAAAAGATTACCTGACCAATGGGTGCAGAAAATCTTTGCCACAATGCAAGGGCACTACGGCACTCGGTTCCTCAATATGTGGAGGACAGGGCAAGTATTGCCTGACGGCAACGATGCTGGTGTGGTCAATGCCATGAACCATTGGGCTGAGAAGTTGGGCGGCTATGTTGACCGACCCGATGTAATTAAGAAGGTTCTGGATGCGTTACCAATAGAGCCGCCATCTTTGCCGCAGTTTATGGAACTCATGCGTCATGCTTGGACTGCCCCTGTAACTCCCATGCTCGAAAGAAAGTGGACAGAAGAAGAACTGGAGCGAAACAAGCAAAGGGCGCAAGAGTGTTTAGCAAAACTCCGTGACTCAATGCAAGGAAAAATCCATGGACATCGTGGCGACTATCGACCTCCGAATAACCGAACTGAGGACTAAGTACAAAGACAATGCACTCGGCGAATACCGCTACCGCATCAATGAATTACAGAGATTGCGGGAGCATCTTTTAATCACCAGCGAAAAGGAGAATTTATGTTATCTACGAAACCCGTCAGGCTTGCATACTGCGACTACATCGCATGGCTCATAAGCACTGAACTAAAGACTCTGGACACAGCAGGGCAGAGACTTCTGTCCTCTGTTGGCAGGGTGCAGTTTGACCTCGGTCACCATGATGAGTTCTTGTCTACTAGCAAGACCATTGATGTAGAAGACCGCTACGGCAAGCAATACCGAATCACTATACAGGAACTTTAATCATGGCAGACACGACACAAGAAGACATTAGCCCGTTTCGGGCACTGGATTACATCCGAGACAACGCCAAAGCCTACGCTCAAGCAAAGGCAAACGTGGTCTATATGACGGAGTACCGCAAGACAATCAAAGCCACACTCATGGCATCATGCTCTGAAAAAACAGAGTCAGCCAAAGAGTCATACGCATACTCTCACCCCGAATACAAAAAGCATCTTCTTGCTTTGCAGGAAGCAGTTGCAGAGGCTGAGTTTCTACGCTGGCGTATGGTGGCAGCAGAAGCCAAGATTGAGGTATGGCGGTCACTGGAATCATCTGCAAGAGCGGAAGGCAGGTCAACCGTATGATGCGCAACCCCGATGCAAGACACTTGGATTTCCAAGACTTGGCGGGGTTGATTCCAGAACACCCCAAGTTTCTGCCCTCTAACCTCGACATGGTGTATGAGAGGCGAGGGCACTTTCTTGTTTGTGAGTGGAAAAGACCTCACGAAAATTTTGGCGGTGGGCAATGGATACTGCTTCAAGCCCTTGCCCGTACCCCCAAATTCTCGGTGCTAATTGTCACAGGCAACACCGATGCTGGCATGAGCATCCAGAACATTGAGTACCTAAAGCCTGACGGGTCACTTGAGCATAAGGGTGCTACCATGGTGGAATTCGAACAACTGATTCTCAAGTGGTTCTACCATGCCGAACGCCACCACACGCAAACACTACAACGAGGTTGCTGACCTTGGTTGTATCTTGTGCCGACATCTAGGCTATCGGGGAACCCCTGCTGAGATTCATCACATTCGCCGCCTTGGTGGGGTGAGGGATGATGCCCCCGTCATCCCTCTTTGCCCCGAACACCACAGAGGCAACTCAGGGGTGCATGGCATGGGGCGCAAAGCCTTTGCCCGTCATTACGGGCTGGCTGAAGAAGACCTGCTAGAGCAGGTTACTTCCCTACTATCTCAAAGTGTGGAGCATCGATAAACGGGCGTTGGTTTTGCTTGCGGCGTGAGTCAATGTAGTACTGCATTGCCGCCTCCATTGTACCGTTCCATTTTGTAATGTCAGGAATGTTCCAAGCGGCTCCCCACCGCAGGGACAAATTGATTTCTCGGGCAGCAGTTGCCATCGACAAAGCAACGTCATCGTACAGGTTCAATTCCCAAGAAATACGCCCTCCAAGGAATGCCACCAAGTCAACTGCTTTACCTTCTACATGAGTGCCACCATCCCGAATCTGGCTGGCACCTTTGTTGAATAGTTCAATCTGCCGCTCTTTAGTTCTTAGCCCCTCCGTCACAGCGAAGTCCACTGAGGTCAATTCGATGGCACGCTTGACGCATTGCACTAAGCGGTCATCTACCCCTACTAATCGGTCAAGGCTTCTCTTAGAAAGTTTGAAGGTCATTTCTTGCCCCACCCTGCAACTATGCGAGAGCCAAACAGAAAGCCGAAAGCAATGTTTGCCGCTTCTATGGCAAGGGTGCGTATCTCATCAGAAACGGGGTAATACAGGGTAGACACCCCGACACCTATTACCAGTAGTGCCCCGACATAACGGGCTGAAGCACGAAGGTCTATGACCCATTGGCTAGGGGTTCCGATTGGGGCATCTAGTTTGGCAAGAGCCTCAATGCGGGAAATCTCATTCTGGTCAAGTTTGATTTGCTCATCAATGGTGGTTGGTTTGACCCCTCCCATCCACTTAGTGATGAGTTGCTTGCCGCCTTCAACTGCTACAGGGACAAGTGCTCCAAGAATTGTCTCTAGTAGCATGACTACCTCCCAACGTGAGGCACAATGGTTGCCCAAATAACACCAGCCATAGCCACCAGCATGACTCCACACGCTTTAAGCAAGATGCCCTCTAAGCGTTTAAGTCGAGCGTTAATTTGTTCGTAACGCATGGCGCACACTTCTTCATGAGTGCTTAACCGTGCGTCAGTTGCATCAATGTTTGCCATGCTAGTCCTCTCTTTTAATTCGCAATTCTTCTGGAACCTGTGGTTCACCCTGTTGTTTAATTTTTGCCATCAAAAAAGAAGCGTTAGTTTTGGCTGGCATTTCTCCAAGTGCTTCAAGAATAAAATTGACTTCAGGGATTTCTAGTTCTAATTTGATGTTCATGGTGTTACCTCTACCCAAGATTTGCTTTCTTCGTTCCAGCGATATATCTTTCCGTCATCTGGATAAGGCACAGGTGAATTCCAATAGCAGGTTTGCTCATCAAGAACCCATGACGCAAAAGGCTGTGGTGGAATAAAAGCATCTAAAGCAGGGTCATAGGCGTAGCCAATGCCAGCGTAGTTCTTTCTCAATGCTTTTGATTGGTCTGCAGCAGGTTGTTCTGTCTCTGCAAGATAGTAAACACCGCCTCTGGTGTTGTAGCAAGTCTCAATCCATTGACCGGGAGAGGTATCTACAAACGAATCAAAAAATTCTGCCTCTGCGACAATGACCTGAACTACTTTTCCGTTAACTACTTTTGCAAAATGTGCCATGGTTTCTCCTTTAAGCCGTAAATGTTCCTGAAGTTGTGAAAGTGTGAACGGTATAGCTGCCAGAAGTTGTGACTGTTCCTCCTGTGCCTCGCTGACTTCCAAGATAGCGAATAATGACGATACCTGCAGCACCAGCAGTGGCGTTCTCACCGCCAACTGGTCTTCCACCTCTGCCACCATCTCCAGTATTTGTACCGGGAGTAGCACCTCCGGGAGTGCCATCACCACCACGTGCATAAGTCACTGAACTACCACTAATAGAGTTTGCTGTGCCAGCCCCACCTCCCGTAGGAGATGTGTCAGAACCTTGAGCCGCAGAGCCGCCACCCGGAGCGCCCTGACCACCCGTAAAGTAATTACCACCTCGGAATCCTTGACCAGCAGTTCCTGCGCCGCCAGCAGTTGCATTTAATGAGCCGCCACCACCTGACCCACCATCACCACCGTTTGTTCCTCCAGCACCACCACGACCACCACCAAGTGCCGTTATTGCCCCAAAAACTGAATTCGCACCAAAAGAACCTGCCGCACCTGTTGAGTTTGTAAAAGCACCACCAGCCCCTACTGTCACAGTAAAAGCCACCGCTTCAGTAACAGTTGTCTGTCCCGTCAAATATCCCCCTGCACCGCCACCGCCGCCATAGTATGAGCCTGCGGCACCAGAGCCTCCACCACCGCCCCCAGCAACTACTAGATATTCAACTACGTAATTATTTTGGTTAGCATAAAACGGCAACCATTGGGAATTGGTTGTGTCCCACCATTCTGGATGAGCCAGACTAGAGTTAAAGCGAACCATGCCAGCACTGGGACTTCCCGGTCTTTGTGCTGTTGTACCTACTGGCAAATCAAAATAGCCTGTAGAGGTATTGGATTGGTCAGACACTTGAGCGGGAGTAACACTGCCTCCAGTGCCATTTGATGCTGCAGTAAGTCGCCCTTGAGCATCTACCGTAATGTTGGCATTGGTATATGAACCAGCAGTGACCGCTGTGTTGGCAAGAGCAATAGTTCCAGTAGTGGTAATAGTGCCACCAGATAACCCTGTGCCAGCAGTGATAGAGGTAACCCCAGT